TAATGTTGCTGAATAAGATAAATGATTAATGATTTACCAGATGAGGTCGGCGAGACAGATAATGTTCTATTCTTTTTAATAGCATTTACCACATAATCATTCTGATAGTCACGTGGTGTGAATTTACAGTTAATTTCTTCTGCGACTTCGTAACCGTAATTATCTGGTACTTTTGCTTCTTGGAATTGCTGATCCACCTCAAGCTGATAATCTCGGACTTCACAGAACTCTTTTAATTTTTCCAGGAGACCAACATACAGAACTGGTTTCATAGGACTGAAGAGTCGAATGTAACCGTCCCAATATCTAGCCTTAAATGATGGATGAAACTGATAGCCTTCAGGCCGAAAACTAAAAAACTCTGAGAGTTCTTGTTTGATGCTAGCATCACAGACAAGTCTCATATACACAGAGTCTAAGTATTCAGCCGTTATTTTATCCATTATTAATATTCACCTGCCTGGAATTTCAGTACATCTATCATATTTTTAATCACAAAATTTCTACTGTGTATTGTTTTAATTATATCTTCTAGGAAATCTGCTCGAGCCTTGTGATAATCCATTTTAAGACTCAGTTGGATAATATCCTTATCCGCCTGAATATATTTATCCAGGTCCGACCGGAGAACTTTTAGCTGAAATGGCCTCCAGCCATGCTCTCGCATAGTCTCTTCGTCCAACGAGCCTGTGTAGTACTCAAATTTGAGCCTTTCGAGTTCCTTGTAATCAAAACGTAGCTTTTTGACCCTCAGCACTTCCTTATAATACATATTATAATACTTGCTGTGAAGAGTAGGGATCCGTTTGGATTCACCTACCAAATTTGTTTCGTCAATGGGAGAGTCTTTTGCCCATAGTTCACTTATATCATCTGTGCTCATTATAAACTCTTCGTTAGTTATGGTACATTAAATGTATATTATAATACACTAACTGTATTATGTCAACCGGTAGTATTATAACCGGAAACATCCTCAATATCAAATGTAGTATATCTAAAGGTCGCTGTTACCTCTGGATAGATAATATCGGTACCAGTAATATCCAAAGATAAAGGAGACAAGTCAGTAGGGAAGCAATCCTTAAATGTAAATTTCTGGTTTGCATTTCTGTGACTGTTATTAATAATCACAGACACATCTGATCTTGCTTCAGCTTCTTTATAATTGTCTGTCGTTTCAGGTGACGAGTTTTGTACTATCCAATAATAAATTTCTTTATAGTTTAGCATTTTTTCGTCAACAATAAATGTGACATCCAAATCCGCATAAGCCAATTCAGTTTTTGGATGATAAATTGGATTAAGTGGAGTAAGCTGTTGGACCGATCCTGCCGCCAATGATGGAATATTTACCTTCTGGGTAAAAAATTCAACATTAGGTAATCTGTCAATGATTACCGAGAAGGAGGTAGGCGTCAAATAATTGTTAATTGCCATTATGTGCCTCTGAATTAATGATTAATCATACATATTTATATAAAGGAAAAAAGCCGTCACTAGGACGGCTTGAAAAACAGTTACAGCTTGTGAAGAATAATTATAAACCTTGAATATCCTGCAAAAATTGTTCCTGAGGTGTCGTGGCAGTCCAGTAAGTAATACGGCTGTGGCATTCCTTGATTTCCACCTCTAACTGTTTAACCATTTCATCAGTCAGGCTCAAAATGTTAATACGAAGTAGTCGGTCAACATCGTCCAGCAGGGCTGAAGTTGTTCCCATAATTTGTTTACCTACTTCATTTTTCTTTTTGTTTTTAAAGACAATTTCATCATCGAGTACTCGTTGGATAAATTCCATTTTAACATTCAGCCAACGTGACAGTTCATTCTCCTCAGTCAACTGAAGATCAATACGTTTCTGTAGGACACCTAAACGATAATCACAAAAGTCCTTAATCAGATCACGTTCGTCTGTATATTCCTTAAGGTTACCATTCGGTCCAATAACTGTTAGGTTCTCAGTCAATGGTTTACTCAATTTAAATTTGGATATGATTTGAGCATCGGTCCAATTTGCAGAGGTGTTCTGTTTTAATTTCACTTCGAACTGAAAGCCTTTTTTATCACATAGATCCTCATAGGAGACGATGTCACCATCCTCCTCGAGTTTATCCAGGATTTTTACATACGACTCACGATCAAATCCATATGGGACCTCATTAATCATCATAACGGTTTTGCTTTTCTTTACGAACCGACCGAGCACTGTATGTTTCTGAGTCTCCTGGTCAAACTGAACAAAGCCATTGAACTCTGGGAATTTAACTGGAATACGTTTTTTAATTTTCTGTGTTTTGACATATTCAGAACATGCCTTGACCAGCGCCTTAGGATCACGAGGTAAGATATTTGTAGCAAACCCTGTCGCAATACCTTTGGCACCATTCGCCAATACCAATGGTATTACTGGTAGATAGAATGCAGGTGGTTCGTGTTCTGGGTCCTCGTGTTGAGGTGACAGATCCAAATCCTGGATATATTTGTTAAAGTTCTCGTGCAGTCGAGTATAGACATATCGAGCAGCACCAGCCTCTTGTACAAGTCGAGTACCAAATGAACCACGGCCTTCGACCAGACAAATGTTGTTATTCCATTCAGCTGCCATTAACTGACCAGCACCAGCCGCTGAAGCTTCTCCGTGGTTATAGCCGTAATCTGAAATAATACCAGAAACGGCAGAAACCTTTTTAAAGTCCTTTTTAGAATTAAGGATGGATGAGTACAAATAGAATCGTTGGACCGGTTTCATTCCGTCAATCATATTTGGAATGGCCCTGGACTCTACTGTATATTTAGCAAAACTTAACCACTCATTTGCAGCAACTTTAGAGATTGGATAATCACCTTTCATAGGTGTATCAGTAACAAAATCTAGTACACTCATGCGAACATAAACTCCTTACGCAGTCCAGCATCCTTGCCGAACATCATTTCAAAAATTTTCACATCATCCACAGTCACTGTGTCGTATGTTGGTTTGTTAATTATAATATCATACTCGTTTTCCTGCAATGAACCCAAGCCTTTTATATACCGATGTTTCCAACCAGACTCATTAGCTTTAAATTCTGAAGCCTCCTCATAGGTGTAGAACCACTTGGTATCTTTACCTTTAGTGGAAATCATAATAGGTGTCCGAGTGATTTTTACACGACGTTCCTTGAGCAACCGAGGCCAGAACTTGTAGAAGAAGGCAATCAGTAGAGGTGAGATGTGACCAATGCCGTCATGGTCAGCGTCGGTGAGCGTCGCAATGTATTCATATGTCATATCATCAACACTGTTCGGATTATTAATATCCAAACCAAGTACGGCGACCAATTCACTCAGTTCCTTATTTTTCAGAACATCGGCAGGTTTCATATCCCATGTATTCATAATGACACCACGGAGAGGAAACGCACCGACCTTATTTGGATCACGTACTTTCAAAAGGAAACCCATCGCTGAGTCACCCTCTACGATTTTAAGTGTGGCGTTATCGGTATTTGCCGCAATATGTTTGGCAACCTTGACCTTTTTAAGTTTTTTCTGAGCCATGGTTGCGGCACGTCTGTCAGCCGCAATTTTCTTGGCCAACTGAGCCTCAATGATCGGATCAATAATCTCGGGTGTGTTGAGAATTTTACGAGCATAAAATGCAAAATCTCTGCATTCGGCACCCTCATAATGTTCCTTTACATTACTCATTGGGTTCGTCAATTTTTCCTTCGTCTGTGAATCAAACTTAGGATTGACAAAGTTTCGAGCAAATAGAACAAAGGTCAAACCATTTTTAATTGTGGCTTTTACGACATCAATTTTGTGTTTCTTTTTGATCATGGTGACCAGTTCTTCAACTACACCATTTACAATATAGTCAACATATGAACCACCCTGTCGTGTATTCACACCGTTGACAAAACTGTTTGATCGGAAACCATCTTCGGACGAACCAAAGAAAAATGATACGTTATCAGATTTTTCAATTACCACATGTTCGCTGAACAGGGCAGAATATTTTTTCAGATCCGAAACTTGAATCCGACGTTTATTAAAAGAGAAACGAATTTCCGGAAACGACATTTGAAGCGATACAAGACGTTCTTCAAGTAGTTCAATCGTATCCAAAGAGTTAATTGAATCCGTTTCGAAAAGCTCATAGTCGGGAATGAAGCAAACCTCGGTGCCACTTCCTGTCTTTTCCTTTGTTTTGACATCAATATAATTACCCCCATCCTTACAGATGACTTCAACCATTGTTCCATTCTGCCATGTTTTACCATGAAATTTTGTGGATAGGAAATTGGTTGCGGCTGAACCGACACCGTTTGTACCGATGGTAACTCGTTCATCATCGAAACTTGTTCCGGCGTTCACCTTGGTCCATGCTGCAACTGGTCTGAGAATATTCTCTCCAGTGGTCTCGTCGTATACATCCTCCTGAGGGATACCACGGCCGTTATCAGTCACGATGATCTTGTCACCTTCGACCGATACATTAATTTTATTAGCATATTTAAAATTGGTACGGATCGCCTCGTCAATGGCATTATCCAAAATCTCGTCAACCATCTTGGATAGGGCTGGTACATAAACCGCCTTTTTCCATTTGCCGAGAACAAACCGCTCAATTTCTTCCATCGAACTTGAGCCCATATACATGCCGATGCGTTCACGCACGTGTTGTCGGGCTGTCAGTATTCTAAATTGTTCTGTCATATATCGAAAATCCTCAATTCAACTATACCATCATATCACGTCTGGCTCAAAAGTCAACCACTTTTTTTAAAAAAATTTTATCTTTTTGGTTGACATTGATTAGTTCATATGGTAGTATATATCTATATTGTACTGAACAAGGTGAAAAAAAATGAATCTGGTATATGTATGGAACGGAGATAGAGATAAACAGGCACTTGCTGAGGCTGTGACCTACTTTTGCATTGAGGAACTCATGCCTCG